ACTGGAATCATGCATACCCAAACAAGTATTAATCCGGGATTAATCACGTCTGTTAATGACATTTATGCAGCGTGGGGGGATTTTGGATGGCGACACAAAAATAACAAATTTGGAGTATACGGTGGTATTGATCCAGTTGTTGTTTCTGGCTCCGTTAATGTCTCATTGCCAGAGGCCGTAGATAATAATGGCAATGTATCGTATTCCAATAATGAAATTTCATTGTTTAGTGTTAACAATTACTATATTAGAACGCATGCCGAGCATAGCTTTTCCGATGGTTTGAGTGTAATAGCTAGTGGAATTGTTAGGCAAAATAATAAAAATAATCTCGTGGTTAACGTAAACTGGGAATTTTAAATTATTTTAGAATTTATAATTACTTTTGGTAAGTATTTGCTATGCAATTAATATCAGCCGACTCAACACTGGGCATTTCAATATTGTTACCGACACGCGGCAGAACTGAGCAATTATTAAAAAGCCTCAACAGCCTAATAACGACAGTGTCTGATACTTCTAATATAGAAATACTTCTTGCGTTTGATAGTGATGACACAAAAAGTTTTGAATATTTTAGTACTAATATTATTCCCGAATTGGAAAAATACGGGGTTTCCTATACGGCACTGAAGTTTTCTCCACTGGGGTACACTCGCTTAAATGAATATATAAATCACTTGGCGGGACATGCACGGGGCCGATGGTTATTTTTTTGGAACGACGACGCCGAAATGCAATCAAAAAATTGGGATAAAGAATTTTATAAACAAGATGGAAATTTTCGTGTACTAGCGGTGCACACTCATAATGAACATCCATATAGTATTTTTCCAATTGTTCCCATTGAGTGGTATAAATTATTAGGTTATTTGAGCAGACATCCTCTAAACGATGCAGAAATTTCACAAATTGCATATGTATTAGGAATATTTGAAAAAATTGATGTGTGGGTTGAGCATGATCGCTTTGACTTGACAGGCAATAATCATGACAATACATTTGAGTCTAGAAGACTTTTAGAAGGAAATCCTGCACAACCCGGAGATATTGCACACAAGGATGCAAGAACAAAACGATACCAAACAGCGGATCGGATTGCGTGGTTTTTAAAAATGCAAGGTATATCTGTTAAGCCATGGATAGATTATTTGACCGGCGAAAGAGATCCATGGGAAGATATAATGGCGGCTGATATAAACAACCAAATGCAGTTAATTAATTTAAAAAAATACGATCAAGAAAAATAGTTGTATGTCTAAAATAGTTTCATTTGGTGATAGTTTTATATTTGGATATGAAATACCAGAAAATTATGATGGGTCAGCAGGTTGGCCAAGCCTAGCAGCCAAGAAACTAGGCATCCAATTTGAATGTAAAGCATCACCGGGCTCAAGTAATCAATCTATAATGAGAAGAATTTTAGATTATTATTCAAAAAATGAAAACCTAGACGACATAGCAGTTGTAAATTGGACATGGACTCATAGATGGAGCTACTTTGTTAATCAGCACAATTGCAATACATGGATAAATTTTGGACCAACAGTCTACAAATATCCATTTATAAAAAATCAAGAAATTGAAAATGTTGATTTAAAAAATCAAAAGCTTTATGATCCCATTGAAAATAAAATTAAAAAATGTGATGTTGACTATCAAAAGCAACTAGAAAGCATGTATATTGAATACATTAGCGATAACCAAATGATGAACAAATTTAATTCATTGCAATCAATTTATTGTGCCACGTCATTTTTATTGAATAAAGGTATAAAATTTGTTCAAACTGATATGGATAGTGAAATATTCGAAACTAAATGGTTTTGTGGTGGGTATATATCTGAACTTCAAAAATTCATACTACCCCACATAAATTCTTTTGATAATTTAAATTTTTTGGATTGGAGTAAAAAAAATAAATTTAAAGTTACAGACCCGGGGTGGCACCCACTAGAAGATGCCCACCTTGCTGCCGCTAAATATTGGTTACCAACATACAAAAAACTTTTAGATTTAAATTAAAGATACTGTTTGACTAAGTCTAATTTTTTATCATACGATTCAATCCAGCCAGTAAAAGAACTCATATCTATTTCACTTGCCTCATCTTCTTTGAACTTATATTTCACTGCTGGATCTTTCTGAGTAATAGTTTTGTGTTCTTCTTTTAATTTTTTAAGAACTTCAACGAGATCAGGCGTTAGATGTTTTTCTAATGCTTCAAGAATCTTTTTGTATTGTGGTGATTCTGTGGGCTTAGGATCTTTGGATATTTCTAAAATGACATTTTTTGTTTCAATGACACGAGTAAAAACAGCATCTTCAACGTCAAATAAAAATGCAACGTCTTGTCGTGTCTGCGTTTTTGTGGTATCTTGCATTTGTTTTAGTTGGGCTTTTAAATTATCTACTGTTTGCAAATCATCTACAAGTCGATCAAACTTTGGTCCCAGTTTGCTATCAATTTGAGCAGTGATTTTTGTGTCATCACGATCATATTGTTTAACACCGGGAACACCAGCCGCTTCAACAATATTCATAAAATTTTTAATGTCATCAATCATAATGATATTTATTACAGAGAGGAAATAAAATATGACAAACCCATTTAAAGACCAAAAGACATTTATGACAGCATGTGATCAAACTGTTGGTGTTCATAACCAAGAACAATTTGATTTATACAGAACCTTAATTAAAGAAGAGGTGGGAGAGTTAGACGACGCAATCAATGCTGGCGACAGAATAGAACAACTTGATGCATTGCTTGACATTATGGTTGTAACTCTTGGTGCACTCCACTCCCTTGGCGTTGATGATGAAAATGCATGGAAGGAAGTTATTTCTTCTAATATGAGTAAGATTGATGCTGAAACAGGGAAAGTATTAAAAAGAGAAGATGGAAAAGTGATTAAACCAGATACATTTAAACCACCAAGATTGGATCAGTTTTTTCTTAATTAATTAAATATGCACATGAAGCGGTTTGTAAGTTTTGGCTGGGCAAATATAAAAATTTAATAAATCAATAGTATTGACATTATAATACCACTAGAGTAAAATTATTAACTATGTTTGAAAATATTAAAAAACGGTTTCAAAAACCAAAAGCACAGACTTCACCCACGCCACCCAAGCCAAAGAAAAGTGAGAAAGAGATTGCAGACAAAAAAGGTGAACCTTATGTTGCAATTTTAAGAATGGATGTAGATCCAGAAAATCTACATCAAGGTTCTTTCGAGCTTGATTGGAATGAAAAGTTTGTTACCAATCTGATTAGAGCCGGATATCAGGGTGAAACTGATGCTGACATCGTGGACCAATGGTTTCAAGCTGTGTGTCGCCATGTTGTTATGGAAACGTATGACCAATATGATGCCATGAATCATGAAACTTATGTACACACTCGTGATTTGGGTGATGGTAGAAAAGAAATTTCATGATACTTTATGTAAATGGTGATAGTCACACGGCTGCTGCCGAAGCAGTCAATGGCTATGCATTTGCCGAAGATGATGGGAAATACTTTTACAAAGGCAGATCGCCACACCCTGACAATTTAAAAGTTAGTTGGGGCAAACTGTTAGCAGATTCTCTCCATGCAGGATTTCATTGTGGTGCCGAGAGTGCAAGTTCTAATGAAAGAATACTACGAACATCCAGAAAGTGGATTGAAGAAACATATCCAAAATTCAATGATGAATTAATAGTTTTTATTCAGTGGTCTACTTGGGAAAGAGAAGAATGGTTAATAGACAACGAATACTACCAAATTAATGCATCTGGGAAAGATAATCTCCCAAAATCACACCAAGAAAAATATAAAGAATTTATATCTACATTAGATTTGCCAAGAAAAACAATGCATATACATAAAGATATTTGGAATTTTCACTGTGAATTGCTAGAAAAAAATATAAAACATGTATTTTTTAATGGAAATATGTACTTCAGAACGATTAATAATATGCAGGATTGGGGCATAAATTACATTGGACCTTATGAAGCTAATAAAACGTTTGATGCGACTTTAAAAAACTCTGGATATAAAACCGTGTCTCCAAATTCATGGCATTATGGCAGAGATGCTCATAGTTTTTGGGCAAAACATATGTTACAATACATTCTCAAACACAATATTATATAGGCAACCTATGCGATATCTAATTATCGACACTGCTAACACGTTCTTTCGTGCACGACATGCTGCATTCCGTGCGGCAGATACGCATGAAAAAGTTGGTTACGCAATGCACGTAACACTTAGTTCAATAAACAAAATGTACCGAAAATTTGGTGCAGACCACGTGGTATTTTGTTTAGAAGGCAAGAGTTGGCGTAAAGAAATTTATCCACGTTATAAAAGAAACCGGTCTGATGCTCGTGCTGCTCTGACAGAGCGGGAACAAGAAGAAGAAAAAGTTTTTTGGGAAACCTTTGAAGAACTTACCAACTATTTAAAAACCCAGACCAACTGCTCAGTTCTCAGACATGAACGTGCTGAAGCAGACGATATTATCGCACGATGGATTGATTTACACCCTGATGACAACCATATAATTATTTCTAGTGACACTGATTTTGTGCAATTGATGGCTGACAATGTTCAGCAATACAATGGAGTTTCGGGTCATTTAATTACAACCGCGGGAATTTTGGACGACCAAGATAAACCAGTAAAAGATAAAAAAACCGGTGAATTCAAAGAAACGCCTGACCCTGAATGGCTGCTTTTTGAAAAGTGTGTTCGTGGCGATGCCACTGACAATGTATTCTCTGCATACCCCGGTGTTAGAAAAAAAGGTACTAAAAACAAGACTGGACTTATTGAGGCATTTAATGACAGATTTTCAAAAGGGTTTTCTTGGAATAATCTAATGCTACAACGCTGGACTGACCACGAAGATGTTGAACATCGTGTATTAGATGATTATGAAAGAAATCGTAAATTAATTGATTTGCGGGCACAACCAGAAGAAATTAAAGAGGCCATTGATGCAGCAATTGCAGAACAGGCCTCTAGAAAAGATATCTCACAAGTTGGCGTTCGGTTTATGAAATTTTGTGGCCGACACGAACTAATCAAATTATCAGAAATGGCCACCCAACTTTCTGAGTGGCTAAATAAAACGTATCAAGGAGCAATTGATGATAAAAGCAACCCCAGTAATAAGTGATGAATTCTGGATTCTCAAGGAGCAAGACAGAAAAGTAGGCGAACTATCTGCCGAGCCAGATGGATCTTATTCACTACGAATTAACGGCCAAGTTCAGCCTCTTGGTAATGACCTCGAAGAAATTAAAAAAAATGCTGACCTTGACTTTGATGAAATTAATACTCAAGTAGTTCCCACACGCCCATCGACCTCGGTCTATGGCTTCCCCGCTGATTCCAAAGTGCATAATCCTGTCTTTGATGTTAAAAATCGCATGGCACTATATACTAAAGCAAACGATAGTCGATCATGGTATGCCGCGGGATATTTTAGATTAAAACAACATCGCGAGTGGGAAACTGTGTTCTGCCCAAAACTTATTTTACTTGAGCGTTATCCATATTTTGGCCCTGTTAAAGACCCAGAGGACTTTGAGTTTAAGTGAGTTACCCGGCAATCTACCGTTTTGTTGATAGAGTCAGGGGTGTCTCACCAACTGCTCGTGATTTTTCAATGTCTGTTGCTGATGCAAAAGCATTGCATTCTGAAGTCACCAAATTACTTTTGACGCTAGAACATATGCGTGACTCTGAAAATAAAAATAATACAGACTCCGCTGCTACATTTAACATTGGTGAAAAAATAGAACTTAAAGGTGGAAGTTTCTAGATAACCCGCAGTCCGTGCCCCTTTAGTTAACACCTATGATAAATAATGGTAGTTAAATTAAAGGAGTCACAAAGTTGTCACGCCCAAAGCCAGAAATACTGCTAGAGAAAACAGACAAAGCAACATATAAAACTGAGCAGATTCTTGCTGCTGATGGTATATGGGCAGTATTTTTTGATGGCAAGCCAATCAATCTAAAAACCGGGAATCAACTAGTGCAGTATCCCGGGCCAAAGTATGTCAAGGTTTCATTTTCAAACCAAGGACATGCAATTAACTTGGCAAAGAAACTCAACTCAAAATACAAAACTGATAAATTTACAGTGGTATTCCTAAATCAAGGTGAGCAAGTTTATCCTGAGCCACCCAAATCAAAAAAGTAAAATAACTCAACAGTTAGTTAAACTGCTGCCAGACACCGAATCGTGTGATTATAATGAAGCGATGAGTACTTGGTGGTATAACATACGAAAACGAGGTGGATTACGTTTGACTGATATTGGATTAAAAATATTCAAAGATATACTTGAGTTTGATACTTGGTCAGCCGATATTTCATCCAACAAGCAACGCGTCAATCAACGAATTTTATTGCAACTTGATAGAAACCTAGATTGGCCATATTACGTTGATAAAAAGAAACAAAAAATCCATTTCTTTTCTAGTCGTGAAGCAACACTCGCGACATTATATGGCGACGTCCATGAATGGTTATCAAAAATCGGGTAATTTTGGCTCCGTTTAACCGGATAAGAACAATCAACAAATAAATATTTTCACCAAAAAAGAATAATAATGAAAATAAGTATTGAACAAACCCCACGCCAGATCATGTCTCCATACGTACTTAATCATGTTGATTCTGTTAGTATCGTACATCTTCCAAAAAATCGTTTATCAGAAACACTGCATACCATAGCGGCTTTACAAAAACAAAACACAAATATTAAAATTATTCCACATATTGCTGCTCGTAGTTTAAAGAATAAAGATGAATTATTTTCAAACTGCGACAAGTTTGCAGAAATGGGTATTAAAGATATTCTTATAATAGGCGGTGGTACAAAGACTGGTCATTGTTATAGTAGTGCCTTTGGTGTCTATGATGATATCCTCAACAAAAATTATAAGTTCAATATGATGTGTGGAGTATATCCACAAAATGAAACTAGTAATGAAGTTGACGATAACAAGTACTCAAAATTTACACGTGGCATAACACAAGTATGTTTAAGTCGCCGACTTTTAAATCAATTTGATAACAGAACTATTGTAGGTGTTCCAAGCAATTGTTCAGCAAAAGAATTGATACGGTTTATTAAATTATGTGGTATTACTCGTTCTATTCGCGAAGCCATCCCAAATATCGTTGGGGCAAAATATATTTCATTTTCTGGTTTCAATACTGCCAAATTCGTTAGTGACCTATCAGGTGACCGCGACATCCATATCTTTAATTTCGGCAATCTAGAAAAAACTGTCCGCTCTCTACAAAAATTATTATAACCGTAGTTTTCTTATCTAAATACTTTTAAGAAAACACAGGTTATTATTAATGAAAAAGTTAAGAGATATAATTTTCAAATCTGCCGAAGCCCACTTTATTGGTCACATTAAAAAGCATCGTGCTAATGTAGAAATTTTGCTAGAAAATCCAGTTGGCACTGGAGAAGGTGCTGGTGATATTTTAGAAGAAATTGAAAAAGAGTTGGCTGAAATTGCTGATTACGATGACAAACTAGAGATGCTAAACAAATACTTTACTTAAAATAAAAACGAGCATCTGATTACCGGGCTGGTAATCAACGCCAACTGTAGTTATTGCTCCTAGCTACAGTTGTTTTCCCAGAGGTATTGTACATCCGCTCCCGTGCAATACCTCTTTTTTTATGTCAGCAATAAATACGGAAAACAGAGAACCGTAATGCACCATTTTAAGTCTGACATTTTTAGATACAGCGTCTTTTCAATGGTGCTATTCTATGCTGCAATAGTAATTGCCTACGAATATACTCAATATCAAATAAAGTCCGTAATGGTTGAACACATTGAATGGATTACTGAAAACACATCACTTGAATACAATGGAGAAACACTGCCGTCTGTAAAGCGTCGTACTGCAGATGAAATGGCAGCAATGTTTTATGGGTTAAATGAAGATCCGAATAACCATAGTGAAAATGATAGAAAAGTAGTAAAGAACAGCAACGTCAGTGCATTGTATAATTTTCGTACAAATACTCTATACTTTAAACCAGACTTTAGATTTGCCGATTGGGAAACAACACACATTTTAGTTCATGAATTAGTTCATTTTCTTCAAATGACCAACAATAGATATGGTGACAACCCTTGTATGCCACGATTAGAAGGGTATGCTTATATGATACAAACTCAATGGCAAAAAGAACATGAGCACCCCGCTGACATACCAAATGGCTTACGCATAATGACGTTAATTACAGCAGGTTGCTAGACGGGTTGACGACGCACCTTAAATTGATTACACTATAATTATTATTAGTAGATAAGAGTATATCATGCTTAAAACAGAAAGCATGCTTGACATTGCGTTTAATTCGCCATCAGACAAACATAAAGTAGCGTGTGCTTGTTATGACAAGCGTGGTCGATTACTTTCAACAGCATGGAATATGCCGCAAAAAAGCCACCCAATTCAAGCTCGTTACGCCCAGTTGGCTGGTATGGAAAAAAGAATAAATCTTCACGCAGAAATCCTAGCACTCATTCGTGCTCGCGACGATGTCCATACTATACAGGTAGTTCGCACTAGCCGAGCAGGTATGCCCAAGGCTTCTTTTCCGTGCAAGATTTGTATGGGATATATACTGGACACCAATGTGAAAGAAATCATTTTTCACAACCAGAGTGGTAATCAGATTATTGAAACAATTTAGGAGAATAAAATGAGCATGAATAAAGTAAGAGAAAGACAAGCACGAAAGTTTCAAGCAGAACTGGCTACTTTACTAGAAAAATACCAAGTGAGCATTAATTCTGTAGTGGGCGAAGGATCGGATAGCCATAGGTTATATGATAAAAAGATCGAGTTTGCTCCAATTGATCAACGTTGGAAAATGTGGGTATACGGGAACAAAGTTGTTTCGTCAAACCTTCAAAAGCTAACGGAGAATCCTGTAACAAATCATGACTAAACGAAAACCAGAAAAAATGACCGAAACCGAGTGGAATCGTTCAGTTGGTTATGGACGACCACCACGAGACAATAAATCTGAAAAGGAAAAAGAGGAAAAAGATATTAAATGACTATCACTGTAATTGGTGCTGGTATTACTGGCATTACTACAGCATATTATCTTGCACGGTCAGGCTATGATGTGCTCGTTGTCGACCAAGAACGATATCCGGGAATGGGAACATCGTATGCCAACGGTGGGCAATTAAGTGCGTCAAATGCAGAGGTGTGGAATAGTTGGCATAATGTAGCCAAGGGTGCTAAGTGGATGTTTCGTAAAGATGCCCCGCTAAAAATAAATCCAGCACCATCACTACACAAGTATTCTTGGTTTGCAAAGTTTTTATCTAATATTCCCAACCGAGAAAGAAATACTTTCAAAACGTGCGAGATGGCAATTGATGCACACGACCTGTATAAAAATATTGCAGAACGTGAAGGTATAGATTTTGATTGTGTAAAAGAAGGCATACTACACATATACTCCAATGATAAAGACATTCAACATGCACGCGAAACTAATGTCATTTATCAATCTGCTGGACTAGAACGTCGTGAAGTCACTTCCGAAGAAGTTTTTAATATTGAACCACAATTATCAAATTCCAGACGCTCTATAGTTGGTGGGTTTTATACAGAAGAAGATTTTACAGGTGACATTCACAAGTTTTGTGCAAACCTTGCACGTTGTTTAGAAACCCGATATGCCGTTCAGTTTGTCCAAGAAACGGTAGATAAGGAATCACTAGAACTATTTCAAAAACAAGGTCCCGTAATTGTTTGTGCTGGTACCGGAAGTCGTGACATTGCAAAACTTGTTGGTGATAACTTGCCAATCTACCCCGTAAAAGGATATTCTATTACTGTCAACGAGCCGGGCAATGGTCCTTGGGTGAGTCTACTTGATGATGAAACAAAAATTGTAAGTGCTAGGTTGGGTGATTCTAGATTTAGAGCGGCTGGTACTGCAGAATTTAACGGATATAACCGCGATATTCTAAAGCATCGTATTCAACCATTAGTTGATTGGACAGAAGACTTATTTCCACAGATGAATACAGAAGATGTAGTACCATGGGCTGGGCTTCGTCCAATGACACCAAATATGATGCCTATTGTTAGACAAAGTAAAAAAAATCCGAAAGTCTGGTATAACACTGGACACGGCCATCTTGGTTGGACACTCTCTGCATATACTGCCATTGACATTGCAAACAAAATACTCCATAATGATGCAAACAAATAATATCAATATGACTAATATAAATGCTAATGGAATAACGAACTCTACTATTGCAGCAAGTGAAATCGACTGGAACAAAAATGTGAGTTCGGGAATAAAAATTACTGACGCCAATCTTGTTATTGAAAATGGCGACGTGTTGATAGACAATTATAGTCTTTTAGAAGTACTCAAAAATATAGAAGAAAGATTAGCATTGCTGACACCGAACTCAGAGTTGGAAAATGATTGGGAAGAACTTAAAAATCTCGGCAATCAATATAGAGAATTAGAAAAAAAGATTTTAGAAAAAGAAAAAACGTGGGAATTATTAAAAAGATAAAACCACAAAACAACATGAAGAGAGAAATAAATGAATGAACTAGAAATTCAATTCGAAAAACAAATAGGTGGTGGGGCGACAGACCAGTTTATCTATGGGGTCGAAACACTCGCAGAAACTTTGGCAGATTCCACAGTTGAAATCAAAATTCATAAAGGAACACTAGATAGTTTTCCAGATAATTTAGAGTTTGTGAGAATGATGTCTGACGCTACCCCTTTATTCAAGGAGATATAAAATGAATGAAGTAGAATTAGAAATTGAAGAAGCAGGAGTGACACTTGACCCTGTAGAATGGTATAGAACTATAGTTGATAGTGACGTAAAACCAAGCACCCCGGTGAGTTCTTTTGTTCCCGACGGAGTGGTAAATTATCTAGGTCCAGTTTTTAAAGGCTTTATGGTGTCACCTTGTGCAGTTTTTGAAAATCAATCGCTTACTGCAAAAACGGTGGTTGCCCAAGACATTGAAGAATTTAGAACAGAGATTGCTAATTTAGGTCGACCTGCGTTTCTTTATACAGTCTCATATATTCCCACTCAACCTCTTTTTATTAAGGTTGATGAGCAGGGCGATGTTGTAGAACTGGATCCACCGGAAATGTTTGAAGGTGTTTGGCGGATACGGTATGCTGTATTAGGAGATGTATAATGGAAATGAAGAATAATATAAAACTTAAAGACACAATTGAAATGATCTGTAAAAAGTGGGGCGGCGACCAGTTAGAGGGATTTATGCCAGACCCGGCTGACCGTGATGCAACTGCTTTATACACAACTCGTGAAGGGTTAGAAAAACAGGGCAAAATGATCGATGAAAACTTTAAGTTGTTAAATACAGATGTCAGTGATCTTACGTCAGATGAGCAAAGTGTCTTTGGGAATCTGTCTGAATGGATTCACGAAAAGATGGATTCTGGAAAATATCCCGGCACTCAATTGATGGCGGTTCTGCCAAGAGAAAATGGTGAATTTTTTATGGAGACATTTGAGATAAATTAAGAATTCGATGAAGCGATGATGAGATGTTTCGGACGCGGGTTCGACTCCCGCCGCCTCCACCATGAGCACATTCTTTGAGGTCTTGGTTGTTACCAGCGTAGCAAAAACGGCGACAGAGTGTGCTCACTGATGGGGGCGTCATGGTTTCGACGAGGCAGACGAGTCATCGTGGAGAATCGGCAATGCTGAAGCCGTTAGGATTGGGCTTGTCCCGGTCGTAGAAGCAAACTAAAATAGTCGCAAACGACAATTTTTATTCTGAGGATTTCGCACTAGCTGCTTAATCACTCTGGGTCTGGCCCACCTGTAAACAGAACGGGCCAAATTTATTTTATCAAATACCTACATTCTTCCAATTCAGGAATATAATCTTTTAAATATATTCCTCGTATTTCATCCAGTCTATCGTTTTCTTTAAAAAAATCACTCAAGGCATCCAAATCACACGCTGGACTTGTTTTATAATAGTCATACAAGCTGTCTATTCCTGACTTATTGCTCTTCGAATCCGCGTAGTATGCGTTAGTTTTTTTACATCTCTCCATACTTTTCAATACTAATTCATGGTTTGGGTGATTGTAAGCACTTTGGGTTCTTCGATGATTAACTTGAAAATATATGCCACTCATTGGGAATTCTCGGTCTATAAACTCATAAAGCAAATACAAATTTGTAATATTATAAATTCCGGGGACTGTGTTTATACTAATTACATGACCATGCGATTGAAGCAATTTAGCGTTTTTTATAACTATATCCCAATCTGAACCATGCCTCCAGTAATCATTAATTTTTCCATATCCATCCAAACTTATTGAAAAACTTACCTGTGGGAAATGATTTACAAGATCCAAAAATGTATCGCTAATTTGTTGAGCATTCGTACAAAAACATAAATTAAAATCGGTTTTCTTTTTTTTAATACATTTACGCATAAATTCTAAGACATCTGGCATTATTGTGGGTTCTCCACCATGAATATAAACTCTATGTTTACTTGTCAGTGTGTCTATTTTTATAGATTCAAGTGCATTAGATGTCTGTTTAATTGATTTTACTGATTCAATATTGAACTTTTTTGCTTCTTTTGCTATCAGGTGACTACTTCCCGGGTTACAACTCCTACACATTAAGTTACATAGATTGCTAGAAAAAATTTCATAATAATATGGATCTTCAATTTTTTCTAAGTCCTCAAGGCTATTAATACCAAGTTTAGATATCCATTCTTTAGTGTCAAATTGTCGGTAACTTTCTATATTATTTTCTTCATATTTGTAACAATATTCACAATGGTCTGGTAGTTTTTCGCCAGATAGCATTTTATTCCGTATTTTATTAAAATCTGAATCATTTTTCCAAGAATCCATCTCCGATATATGTTTGATTGGCTTGCGTGATCTAGCACACAATGTTAGAATTCCTGAACCATTATAGAACGCTTCATGGTGCTCTATCCATGGATAAATGCAAAAGCTAGGATTATTTTTAACAAGAGAATCAAAAAACGTAAGATTTTTTATATTGTTGTTATCTCTAAATTCAGTATCAACAATATTTTTAGACTCAAGTTCTTTTAATAATTTAAAAGAACTCAGTAATAATTTGGGATGTGACCACTCATCTGATGGCTGATCTAATAATATAACTTTGTCAAATTTGCTTGCTAATGCCATAATTTGACTAAAGTTTAAATCAACCAATGTAGTGTGATAGTATCCATATTCTATGAGTGGAAATGATGGATTATCAATAATGCCATTGTTTTTCATTGATGATTTTTTAGCTAAGGTAGTTACTTTCTCATCAGTTGAATAACTATTAGTTCCTAGGACTAATATTTTTTTATTTCTCATTAAAGTGGGTTTTTCCTAAATATTTTTTATATTTATTGGACTAATATATAGATAATCAAAAAAAGTGTGTATAAATGATTGAAATTACAGAAACTGCAAAAGAAAAAATAGTTGAAATTCTTAAAGAAGAAAATAACCCCAACCTTAAACTAAGAACATTCATTGAAGGTGGTGGTTGTTCAGGATTTCAATATGGGTTTGCATTAGTAGAAGACCAAGATGACTCAGATTGGGAGTTTGACCTTAACGATGAATATAAAGTTGTTGTTGATTTCTTTAGCATGCAATATCTTGAAGGTGCCAAAATAGACTATACCGAGGGGCTGATGGGCGAACAGTTCGTCATTGACAACCCCAATGCTGATACTACTTGTGGGTGTGGTTCTAGCTTTGGTGTTTGATAGTGGAATATCATAGTCTTTTTATAGTTTTATGTGCTATTCCAATTGGGATTTTGGCAGGGATGATGCCGGGTGTCCCAACATCTGTTGTATTACTCTTAACTTTTCCTGTTATATACAATCTGCCATTTGATTTTCTTATCGCATTTTATGCTGCAGTCGCAATCTGCACACAATTTTCAAATAGTGTCGTAGCAATTTACGCAGGAATACCCGGAGACCTCACGGCGTTACCCGTGGTGAGGGAAAGGGACAATTTATTGCGGTTGTTTTCTTTAAAAGAAAATTTATATAGAACTGCAGTTGCGAGTGTATTTGGAACACTGGTTGCATTTTTAATATTATTATTTTTTGTCAGATACTTAAGTCAATATTCTATCTTTTTATTAAGAACAGAAGTCCTTTTTTCTGCTATGTTAATAATTTTTGTTGGCTGTATATTTTGGCCTAACAATTCACCATTGACAAATTTTATTATAGCAATAATTGGTGGGATTATTGGCATTGTTGGTTTTAATAATATTTTACTAATAGACTTTTTAACTTTTAATAACTCTTATCTTTATGGTGGCATTCCTATTTTTCCTGCTTTTATAGCACTGTATGCTATGCCAAATTTATTAAAATTAAATAAGCAGAAAAAATCTTACACTTTGGCCACCGATAGTGTTGAGCTGTCGTTCATCAGCGGACAAAAAAACGGCAAGGCAGTGTTGTTGGGCAGTTTAACAGGTAGTATAGCTGGCTTAGTGCCGCTATTAGGAACATATTCTAGCTCTAGTGTTGCATATTGGTTTGCAAAAAAACTAAAATTTAATTCCATCAACAGAGTTATATGTTCAGAATCCAGCAATAGTGCGGCGTTCATCATAGTTTTGGCCCCATTGCTCGTGTTTGGTATTGCCATTGTTCCCAGTGAGTTAATACTATTAAATTTGCTTTCTGTGAATGGTTGGGTTATAGAAGATGTCACGCCGAAAACATTATATTTTCTGGCAGGAGTTTCTTTTGTATCCGTGGTCTTTGGGTATTATTCTTGTACCAAATTAGCAAGACCACTAGTAAATTTTATTGCTAATTCAGGAAGTTGGATGCCATGGATTTTTTTCTTGACACTGCTTGTAAACGTATATATAATGGCAGGGTATACGAATGAAGAAGGTATATATTTCATCACATTCATTCTATGTTCATTAGTGTCACTGTTTTTTAATAAAAACAACATTGATCCAGTTCCACTAATATTTTCATGGGCGATAGGTGAACAACTGATAGCAACCTCGGTTCGTATGCTTAACTTATATTCATAACGAGGATACGTATATATATATGATTAAAAAAATACTATCTCTAACGGCGTTAGCCATGGTGGTTGGCGTTGCACAGGCAGACCAAGACTTGCGACTTGTGCTTCCAATGTCTCCGGGCGGCGGAACCGGAACGATGAGTAAGTTTGTGGAACAACATTTAGAAGAAAATGGCTACAACGTAGATCTTCAAATTGTCGGCAATGTCGCTAATGCAAAGCGAATCTACCAAGACCCGTCTGACGTCCCAACCATTGTTGCATGGGAAAATGGATATCTTTTAGAAGAAGGGCATATTGGAAACATTGGTGCACCATCAAGTGAAGACTTTTTTAATGTTTGGTTCTGGGCTCCGTATTACGCATGCTCAGTCGACGGCTACGATGACATCTTAACCGCCGATGCAAACTTGGGTCTCAACCCCCACCCCAGTTTTCCGCAGTGGTTCGTGGATGCTATCGTAGAAGAAAATCCCGGCATTAACCCAATCACATACCCAAGCAGTGCAGAAATTAAAACCGCGTTAGTTTCTGGAGAGATTGATTTAACTATCAGTGATAGAGCACTTGCATGGCAAAATGAGGGGCTTGTTAACTGTCAGTATAATACTAGCACAGAAAATGCAAGTGGTCTGCCACCACTGGGTAAGGCAATGGGTCAAGACGGACTTGGTTTTAGTTTGGTAGTTTATTCGTTTGCCTTAAACATGGACAGTGAAACAATTGCATCTGTCCGAGAGGATTTCCAATCTGCATTACGCTCCGAACAAGTTGTTAAATTTTTCAACGGTCGTGGTGCTGACCAAACAGTTATGCAAAAGACTGGCAGTGAGCAATTAGATTTTCTTAACTCAACACTGGGCAATTAATTAAGCAAGTAAGTGACTTAATTAGATAGACACAAAAAAGCAGTTTTTAAAACTGCTTTTTTTAAGGGAACAAAAAAAAATATAATGCATCAAAAATATGAATGGTTAGTAAATGATAAAAAATTTTTTAATAGAAGAGATTGTGTTCTTTACTGCTACAACAATAATATTAATATTGGCGAGTCAACTTTCTATGTTCCAACATTACCAAGCATTGTAGAAGAACCAGAAAACTTAAATCTTTATGCTGCTGCTAAGCCAATGATTGGCGAGTTTAAATCATACAACAAAAAATTAATTTTAATGTTTAGTGGAGGGCCTGACAGTACCTTAGTCTTGCATTGCTTTTTACAAAATGGAACCGCACCTGACGAAATTGTTGTCTATACAGCAGATATGTTTAATGGTAAATCACCATACAATACGTACATGGTAGAAACCGAACAAGCCAAAAAATACTTATATGCCTTAAAAGAAAAATATTCAGCACTCAAAAACACAAAAATAACAGAAATTACTCTAGATGCTGCATATTGCGAAAACATATACAACGATATAAATTGGACTGAAAAATATTATGCAATGGATTTTCATGTTGATAGTTGCACGGCGTTGTTCCACCATCCGTTAATCGATGATGACAACAGTATTTTTATTCGAGGCGGTGCAACGCCAAAAATTTATGTGGAGAACAATGAGTTCTATGCGTATTATGTTGATAAACAATCAGGTGAAGCAGCAGCCGCACAGAACCGTTCTGTTGATTTTTTTACATATAACAAAGAATTTTTCTCTGCTTACGTCTGCTCTTTGGTTAAAAATACACCATCATATTATACGAAAGAAGAGGGTTTAACTCGTTCAGACGAGAATTTACTAAAATTTAATATACCAGAAATAAAAAATAATGCCAGTTCTGCTCCAAAGACGTTTCCTAAAGGAGTTGACAAAACGTGTTCATTAAAATATCCTGAAGACTTTGTAGCCAGAATTAACACTACAAATATTAAAAACTGGGTTTTATACCTAGAAGCATGTCGATTACAGCCAGATTGGTTCGATTTGTATAAGAAAGGAATACACCATAAAAAAGAATGGGTTGAGTTTTTTCATAGTGCTCCCGGAACTCTTTCAAGACCAATACAAATTAAAGTATCCTTGACATAGCAGGGATTATCCGATACAATCGGTCTTAAATTCAATTAAAGGAAAACAACATGTCTGAATCTGATACACGAACAGTTACGCCCACTGGTATTCGTAAAGCACTCACAAAATGTTTTAATATTCAGCGGCCACTGTTTTTGTGGGGCCCGCCCGGTATTGGCAAGTCTGAAATTGTTGCAGATGTTGCTAAAGAGATGGGCGGTCTTATGATCGATCTCCGGTTGGGGCAAATGGACCCGACTGATATTCGTGGCATTCCTTACTATAATAAAGAAGAGGGTATTATGGATTGGGCTCCACCCATTGATCTGCCCGATACCAATACAGCGGCACAATATCCAGCGGTTGTTCTGTTTCTTGATGAAATGAACTCTGCTCCACCTAGCGTTCAGGCTGCTGCATACCAATTAGTACTAAATCGCCGTGTTGGCAAATACGTTCTTCCTGACAATGTCGTACTGGTTGCTGCGGGCAACCGTGAAAGTGATAAGGGTGTAACTTACCGCATGCCCACACCACTGGCTAACCGATTTGTGCATCAAGAAATGCGTGTCGATTTTGCTGATTGGCAGGAGTGGGCAGTAAGTAATGGTATCCATAGTGATGTTGTTGGTTATCTGTCTTTTGCCAAACAAGATCTGTATGACTTTGATGCAAAGAGTGCAAGTCGTGCATTTGCTACTCCACGTTCATGGTCATTTGTATCAGAACTTCTTGAAGATGATGACCTTGATCATGACACGCTAACTGATCTTGTTTCTGGCACGATTGGTGAAGGTCTGGCAATCAAGTTTATGTCACATCGCAAAATTTCTAACAAGATGCCACTGGCTGAAGATATTCTCGCTGGCAAAGTGACTACGCTTGAGGTCAATGAAATTTCTGCTATGTATAGTTTGGTTATCAACCTCTGTTATGAGCTTAAGCAAAATCTTGAAAATGAAATTGATGGAAAAGATTTCCACAGAATGGCAGATTATTTCTTTCGCTATATGATGGATAACTTTGAGCCAGAACTAGTTGTTATGGGAGCCCGGGTAGCACTTACTACCTATAATCTTCCGTTACAACCAACCAAGTTAAAGAACTTTGAAGAGTTCCATTCTCGGTATGGCAATTATATTGTTCAGGCTAACTCATAAGTAGTTTCCCATACCACAAAAAGGCGGCAATGCCGCCTTTTATTATTCACCTAAGCAGTATTTTCTTAAATATCACCGAATGAAATACAACCTGCATTATACTGACCGCAGACATCGATATCACAATCATTTTTTTTGTTATATCAGTTTTTCAAAATATATGGGCCAAGATCTTGGTCCACTTAATTTTTGTAGAGCAGTTGACTGGTTCACCGAAAAATATGGTATATCATCTGAAGTTCGTCAGTGGAATGAAATGCGGGACTGGCAGATCGTTGCTAGGCGAATAATAGCCTCTACTAAACCACATTATACTTCAGAAGTATTGGAAGGTATTGACAAGTATGCTAATCCCTATTGGTCATGGTCTAATGGGACTGAAGATTTAAGAATCTATATTTGTAGTGATAAAGAATTATCATTCTTCCACCTATCTTTTTCTTAATATTCACTTGATTAACCACCCAGTTTTTTGATATAATACTATTATTGAAACGCTAAGGACATTATAATGACTGAAGAAACCACTAAAGCAACTAAATTTGATCCTGCCCTTGATAGAGAAGTGCGGGAATTACTGGTGACTGCTCGTGTTGGTCTTCTGCTTAAAGCAAACTTCTTTGGCAATCTTGCTACTAGAATGAAGTTA